TAATTGCCAAATTGGCAGCCATTCCACCAATTGAAGAACCACCTTGCTTAAATGATGCAATAAGTGATGCTGGAGCTGGGGATTTCTTTACATAATATGCGGTATCTGCTTCAATGGCTCTTTTTAAACCACTTTGAGTTCTGAATAATGATATTGGTTTTGATAGAAAAGAATTTCCTCTAAATATAGTATCCGATGGTCTATTAGCAGAACCTCCTAATGCTCCACCTATTTGATTGCCAATTAAATCACCCAACGCATTTGGCGAAGAAGTAAGTAATGCAGCAGCTCGTGGTGGATTGATTAATCCCCTACTTTCTATTCTGATATTTTCAGATTTTCCGTAAAGGTCTTTCTTTTGTGATTTAAAAAGGTCTAAGAGTGTTGCCATTTATAGTTACTATTTACTATAAATATCTATATTGTAAATTTATAAAACATTATGCAGTTCTAGCTACTCCGTAAAGTCTACGAGCTTGATTTAGTAAAGATGATTGTAATGCCTTTCCATTTATATTAATACTGGCATCTTTTGCTGTATTTTCACTAATCTGTCCTAAAAATTGAGCATTTATACCCAATAGTGCAACTATTTCTTGTTGTAATTTAGCTCCGTATTGAGTTTCAGTTAATGTTACTTTTGCTTTATCTGCCGCCATTTTTTGTGCATCAATTTGTTTCTGCCCCATAGTATTAACTGCTTCAACAGTTGGCTTCGTTCCGGTTTCAATTGGTTTAGCTTGTTGTTCTTTGGAAACAACGGCAGGTTTTGCTCCTGCGGCAGCTGCTGTGGGTGCTTTATCAAATGCTCCCATATCCTTAGCGGCTAATGCAGTATCGATTCCTATTGATGCTGCCGTTCCAATTCCTGGAATAGTACCAGCTGCGCCGGAAGCTAATTCCATAGCGGCTCCAGCGTAATCACCTTTCGCCAATCTAGATAACCCAAACCCAACTCCAGCTAATAATCCAATTACTGGTATTTTTTTCAACAAAGATTTACCTAATGCTTTTGCACCTACCTTAGCTATACCCTTTGCTCCAACTTTTTCTGCAACCTGTGCTCCAGCTTTTCCTGCAACTCCTGCTACTGTTTTTCCTGTCGTAGTTGCTGCCGTTTTTCCTGCCGTAGTTGCTACCGTCTTTGCTGCCGTTTTAGTGGTGGTTTTTGCTGCTGTCTTTGCTGCCGTTTTAGTAGTGGTTTTTGCTGCTGTCTTTGCGACGGTTGGTGCTGCTTCCGCTATTACAGGTGCTCCTTTTTTAAATAATTTACCAAATAAACCACCACCTTTACTCATTAAGAATGTTGTAACAACTGTTGCAACAGTACTTATTAAAGCAGTTGTCAACATCGTTTCTGCATTTTTTAAGAAACCTTGCTGGTCTCTTTCATTCATTTTATCAGCTAAACCTCCTACATTTCTTATAATAGCATCCTGTCTTTGTTTTTCTTTTTCGGCTTGTATTGCTATTCGTTTTAATTCAAAAGCGGCTGATGTCATAGCGTTTGCTGCAGCTAATCCTGCTTCTGCCGATGATTTAGCTGCTAAATATTGTGCATTCGCACCACCCGCACCACCTTCTTTTAAATCACCACCACTTTTACCCGTATTCTCTGTTATCTTTTGTATAGAGTTTAAGTCCATTCCACCCAAAGCTTCTTGTAGTGCTTGTTGTTGGAACATATTCATATCTTTCGGATTCAATCCTTGAGCTTTCAATGATTTCATTGCTCCTTCGTTATCACCCGACATGAACTTAGCTCTAACTTCTGATAGGTTTACATTCTTACCAAGCATTGCTGATAAACTCATTTCTGATTTGATACTATCTTTATAGTTCAATACCATATTTTGACCAGCCTTTGCTACTGCATTGAAACTAACTCCCAATGATTTTGCATATATAACTTGCTTAGCCAATTGGCTACTTCCCTTTATCTGATAACTTAGTGCATCTTTAGATGCTTCAGCTATTTCAGCCATAGCACTACCTAAGTTCACACCGGCTTTATCAGCCATTGCTCTAACTCCTTCTTGTAAATTTAAAGCAGTTTTTTCACTAACCTTATCTAATCGTTGAAACGTTTCATTTATAGTTGCAATACTTTCAGTAGATTGGCCCGTTCTTTGAGCCATTATGGACATATCGGCTGCCATTTTACCCGTTGGCATCTTACCCGTAGCATCCGATGCAGCTTGCATTGATTCTGCTATATTTTCTGCCGATATCCCAGCCATTTGTAATTGGGAAGCACCATATCCTACACTTCCTAATTTATTACCAAATAATGCGGTTTTGGATGCTGCTTGGAATTGGTTACCCATTTGTGCAACAGATTCGCTAAACCCAAGCATCGCTTCTTCCATTACAAAGTTTCGGTCTCCAAACCCTTTCACACCCATATCAACTTTTTGATTGATACCATCAATCTCACCAGTTAACCCGGCAATCTTTTTATCATACCCAGCAATAGTACCTAACTTATCACCAATCAATCCAAAATTATAAGCCATGCCAGCTGCTACACCGGCTAAAGCACCCATTGCCAATGCTAATCCCTTACCACCATTAGTAGCTGTTTTTAAAACATCTCCCAACTCTCGTACTCCTTCAACCCCACTACCACCAATGTTATCTATTGCCGATTCTACGCCCTTTAATGCGGATGCTGATTTTTTGGCAGTATTAGCAAATGAATCTATTTCATTATCCATTTTTGCAATATGGTCTCCCAATAATGCAGTTGCTTCAGCGGATAATTCAATTTCAGACCTTAAATCGGAATAGGTTTTTCTGGAATCTTCAACGAGTTTGAGATACTCTTGTTGGGATATCTTATCTCTAGCTTTTAATTTACTTGCTTCTAAAATTGAAGCTTGGTTTTGTTTATAAGCTTTTAAGACCTTTGTCATCTGGTCTTTATCCTTATCGTTGATTTTAGAATTCTTAGTTATAACATTACCAATACTCTCTAATACAACCTTTGTTTTATCTAATTTTTCTTTTTGAAACTCATAGGCTTTTGTATTTTTTCCTATGGTATTACCAATACTGACTAAGTTTGTATCAATATCATCGTAATCTTTTAATTCAGCCTGTAATAACTTTGCCTTATCTCTTTGTAATTTTAATAATAGTTCGTATTGGCTTTTAGATTTTTGTAATACTTTGTTCTGAGCTTCTAATGCTTCTACTTTTTTGAATTGAGCATCAGTTATTTTATCTTCTAAAGCATATAACTTTTGCAACTGTAATTCATTTGCTTTCAGTTGGTCAGTTTCTTCTTTCAAAGAAATTAATCTAGCGTTAAGATTACTTGCTTTAGCCATTTATAGTACTATTAGTAATTATGATATTGCTTCAATAACGCATCTATCTTAGCAGTACTTGCTCCGGATTGTTTTAATAAATTTTTAGTACTTATTAATAATTTTTCACTATCGGATTTCCAAGCTTTATATGCTCTATCAAATGTAACACTATCAGATGCATCGATGGCTTTTTCTAAATCATCTTCTTTACCTTTTGCTTTCTTATCATAAAATAATGATAATAATCTGGCAAACACATCAACTTCTACTATTAATTTTTTGGACATAATATCTTATGTTATTTATATTTCTATTATAAATATCATCTTCTTTTAGTTTTAGATGAATTAGATGAATTTGAAGAACTATTTACCTTTGCGATTTGTTCTTTTTCTTCTTCCTTTGCTTTAAGAAGTTCTCTCCAATAAAATTCTCTCAATTTAATCGGCATAAAATAAACATCATGCCAATTGAATCCACCATTAGCATAATATACCATTTGAAATAGTTTTTGATGGAGAACTACTGAATGATTACTCGGTAGGGTAAAAAAAGTCAACCCCAAACGGGATTCGGAGAGCCTCCTTCTCACCTGTGTACGGCGATTCGTATTCGAATTTTAAATCCAAATCGGGAGTTATTTCTGCAATAGCCTTTCGTAATCCTTTGGAATCTCCGGCTAATAATCTATTACTAACAAACATACTGATACTTCCCAAATCTCTAACACCATCAACCTCTACAATAACTCTTCTATATCTAGCAGTTACTTCGTTCGATTGCTTTAATGTTTTTTCAGATGCTTCAACATCTTTACCAATGGCAATTTCATCACCATGTGTTAATAATTTAAATTTAATAGGAGTTTTTGAAATAGGTAAAACGAAATCATATTCATTTTTTCTATTTAATTTACTATAATCTATTTCTTTAATTTGTATTTTAGATAAATCGACTGTAACTTTAACAGCCTCATCTTCTTGTGGGTCATTAACAGTTACTTCGTATTCAGGTCCAAATGCCAAAACTCTGGAAGATACTAAAACTGCATTTTTATCACCAATTAATAAATCGTTTGGAGAAACGCCTGGTTCTATGATTATAGATTCCATTAATTTATCAATGTGTATTCCTTTTCTGATAAGATTAGTCGAAGTAAGAATATCTTCTTCCTTAGCAGTCATTAATTTAATTGTAAGTTCTCCTTTAGATAATGGAGATGATTCGGGATAACCTAGTCCTTTTGATGGTAAACTGATAACCTCCGTTGGGAATGGATAGTTTTTTTGTTCATTCGATGAACTCATACCCAATCCTCTTGTAACTTGTTGTTCTACGTTTTGTTGTTCCATAATTATAATAACTTAATGTTTATATATAAGTATATATAAATAAAAAAAGGAGAACATTTCTGTCCTCCTTTCTTATTATCAATTTCTAATTAAAGTTTAATCTTTAGCGGCTTCAGCCCAATTCTCATTAACCATTCCCCAATAGTTTTTGTTTAAGTAGATAATATCGTATCCACTATCGTTTCTATCTATGAAGATAATTCCTTTCTTAACCAATGAACCTAACGCCCCTCTGATAGTTTTAGTAGGAATTCCTAATTCTTCACTCAAATCGTTTACATCTACATCGGAATAACCCGGTTCAGCATATAAACAACTAATAAAGGTACTTAATGTCTTGTCTTCTAACCATGTAATGTTCATATTTTTAATGTTTAAGGTTTAACGTTTATTACATAGTAAAGATAATACATTCTACGTCAAAAGTCAAGCCTTTTCTTAAATATTTTTAAAATTTGGAATCATTCTAAATAAGACATAAAAAAGGGGATATATTTCTATACCCCCTCTTAACTATTTTAAAGTTTATCTATTAGAAATTAGTACTCAAGGATTGCGTAATCATATGATAATGTTAATTCTATCGATAATGGGTCGTTTGAAGCCCAATCTAATTCACCAAAGTTTGCTGAAGTAATGAATGCTCCTTTAAGAGTCCATTGTTCAACTTTATCACCTACTGGTCCTAATAAGAAGAATGTGATATCTTTCTTATAGAAAGCAGCGTATCCATCTCTACCTGTTAAGGATTCGTGTGAACTTCTAACCCACTCCATAACTTGCTGTGCACCTGATGGTACAATTGGGTCATAAAGAGAGATAGTGATATCATCCCACGTAGATTTACCTTTAATTTTTCTTTTTACGTTTATGTGGTCTAATTCAACTACTTCCGATGTGAAAGTTGGTCTACTAGCCGTTTTTATCATATACGATTCTATACCGTTGATTTCCATTATAAATCTATTACCTAACTTTGGTTCAAAGTTGGTATAGAACATTTTATCAAACTCTAATACTTCTGGCATTTTCTTCTCTATTTAATTGTTTCTTTATATAAATATCTATTTTTTAAATTATCCGTTAAAAGCGGCGCCAGTTGGTAAGATGTTGAAATCAATTTGAATGAATTCAGCTGTCTTAGTTGGTTGTAAGTAGATAGCCCCTTTCATAATGTTTCTATCAATTACATCTGGTGTATTATTAGTATCATCCATTACAACACGGAATGCGTACAAACCTTGTCTTTGTTGGATTGATTCTAAATACGGATTAACTATATTTAAGAATCTATTTCTAGTCGTTGATGTGTTTTGTTCAAATACTAAATAACGAGATGTAGATGCGATATACTTTCT